TATTATTTCCCGGTGTAAGCCCTTGGGTTTACATGTTTACGCTTTTGATTGGTTCTGATCATCAAGAGCCTCTTGGAAGCACTCTAGTATAATCTCGCTTAAGTATCTATTAGCGGCCTTACGGTCGTGATAGTAACTTCGGCTTGATACAACTGGTAAGTATTCAACCGGAGCAACAGTATCTGGCTCTAAGTCATCCAATACTGAGAACATAAGAAATTGTAGTTCCCGTGATGTCTGAGTTAAAGCTAGCACAATAGGATGGGAACCATTAAGGTCTCCAATACTCCTATCTGCCAAGGTCTTTTCATCACAAGACACGCCGATGGATTTAAATCCTCCAACTAGTGTTGGGAATTCAGTTTCCATATCTAGAGGTTTTATCTCCATAGCTTTCTTTATAATATTATCGGTCCGTTTAGTTATAATCCTTTGGATTATATCTTCTCGGGTGATTATCAAGTCAGAGTTACCGCATTTTAATGTGGGCTCTGAAGACAATCTTAACCATAATATATATTGAAGGCGTCGAAGGTCCTCTGACTTCAGGATCTGAGACAAACCGTGATGGCCTGTATCAGTTGAAATTAGATCTCTCTTACTTAATAACTCAACTAAATCCAATATACTATGTATATCGTTTTTAGATAAGATATTATGTTTGATTGAACTCATTTCTTTTCCACGTAGAGAAAGCCTTTTGGCAAACTCTATTTGGGAATTCGCTGAGTCACCGATGATTGACTTTTGAAGATTGGTTTTTAAACCAATTTTCTTAAGTAACCATTGGTAGCGTCGTGCCACTTCTGTGTTAAATATCACGATGTCATCACCTAATATACGGTACTGTTTGAAGAACCTTAAAGGTTTACCTTTATGGAAATTCTCCCAGTTAGCCGCAAATTGGACAATGTCATGGTGCCACAGAGCAAAGCTTGGGAAGGAAGATAGTAAGCCTAAAGGCTGACCTACTTTCCATCTCACACTTTCCCCTCTGGCTTTAACATAGAAGTCCCGTTTCGTCATTACTTTAAACCAACTATCGGCTACATGTAGATTTGACATCAATTCTAACCTAATCTTCTGCATTTTTGCAGGGATTCTGTCGGAAGCTGATGAAAGATCAAAACAATAAGTAGGGTGCCCACAACTTTCTTTGATTAAGGATGAGAATCCATAATCTTGGTCTTTTGTAGAATCCGTGCTTATTGACTGTAGTGTCCTATACAAAGAAATTTGGATAGGCTTTAATGATAGTTGACTCCAGTAATCTCCTATTGCGAATATTCTCGTCTTACCGGCAGGTTCGGCTGAAAAGCCTAACCTTCCTGTGTGAAGAGTTTCTTCGCTATTACTCGAAGTGGCTTGTGCCTTCATCCATGAAGAGATCCAATCCTGCCCTAGGGCAGTGTTTAGGTCTTCAATAGATTTAGACAAAGTCACATCTTGTAAAACAGCCTGAGCATCTAAGTGAGAACTAGCTACAGCGGGTCCGTTTGGACCTGTTGATAGTGTAGTTAACACTTTAGCCCAAGGCTGAATAGGATCTGATAAGGACCCTAAGTACCACTTACGCTTACGCGTAAATCTCTTTAGAAATTTTCTAAACTTCTTAGATAAATCCCGAACGGATCTCTCAGTTTCCTGAGACATCTCGTCAGTGATTGAGTCTAAGTTAGAATAGTCTATCTCTAATCGGATTTGTTCATATGAACGAGCGATACTTAAGGCGAGTCTTCGGTTTTCTCTATTACCTTTGATGAGTGGGCGTAATGCCCACAAAGGTTTAGGGATACCTCTGACATCGACCTTACAGAACGATAGAGGATGAGTTGGAAGCTCCAGCAGATAGTTACGCAGAAATGTATAACAATCTTTGTAGAGTCCTAGTGTGTACTGTTTTCCATTATTCTTAATAGAATAATGTAATCCGGTTTCATACTTGATCCAAATGTCAGCAACAATCTCTGGTGTAAAGTTATGTAAATCAAGAGAAGCTATCATAGCTAATCTATTTTTACTTAATCTTTTCATTAGAATTATTGCCTGATATCTTGATCTGCTCTCCCGACAGGGAAATGCCGGTGCCACCAATCAGACAAAGGTGACCAAGTGAAACAG